CTTTCGCTCTGAACTGCGCCGAGACGTTCTTCGTTATTTCTAACTGACATTTATCACCTCTTTCGGTATTAGTAAGTATCGGAACCGCCTGAACTATTCTTGGGACGGTTTCCAAACTGGAGACCTAGTTCGCCGGCTAGGTTGGTGCTTGTGGAGATTCTATTACTAGCGTTACTGCTTATTTGACCTTCTTTTCTTAATCCAGAGCCTTTTTCAATCTTTGCCCAGTCATATCGAATAGTCAATGAAACGTTTACAAAGTCTTCCGTATCATAATCAAAAGAGTCGCCAAAATTGACTGCTTCAATATATGGATTGTGGAAACTATATGTTTCAAGAACCAATCCAGAGGAATCTAGCTGATCAACTCTTAATCCACCTAAAGCTGTTGTGGCCTTGGCTTTTGTTACGCCGAGAGTTGCGTCTCCGATTCCAACGGGAAATTGATAACCAGCAGCATAAATCGCTTCTTGTAAAAACAAAGCGGCATTTCCTTTAGTGACATCGCCTTCTTGTCCAGCCAAATCAACAAAAGTAACATTGATTTCGTTCCAAGTGACGGGACCGGGATAATTAAAGGTGTGGCCTAAAATTTTATGCTGTGCTTGGGCTGTTGTCCATGTGGGTCTATCAACAGACTTTACAACATACTTATAAAGTACTTCGCCATTTCCTATAGTCGCGATCCACCGAAATCTACGCTTCGGCTCTAGTTGCCGCATATGCCAAAATTGATTTTTACTCATTTATAATAGTCTCCTATGCCTTTACTATTATATAGTTTTATCTATAAATTATTCAGGAAAATCTGCTCCTGTTTGTGTGATGATGAAGTCGAGCGCAATAAACTCAATCGCTCTAGCTGGCTTTACGAAGAGCTTAGCATACAAAATATTCTGATCAACTAAATCAGGCGTAGTAGTTGTTTCATCTAAAATAAATTTATAATCCACTAATCCTAAGCCATCTTTCACTTCTTCAAGTATTCCAACTGCTGATCTGGTGAAGTTGTCCCAAGTTGCTTGAACGTTCTGCTCAAACAAGGTGTTTCTTGCAACTGCTCCAATCTGACGTTTGAGGTAAATCATTAGTCGTCGGACGTTAATTCTGTCCAGTGCGCTTCTTTCGATTTGAAGTGTTTTTTGTCCAAAGACAACAATTCCTTCAGCCGGGAAGTTGGCAATTGGGTTGATACCATTGTCATAAAGCTCATCTCTCTCTGAAGAAGTCAACCTATCTTTCACATTGACAACTCTCAATCCTGTTGAGCCATCAGACAATCCACCTCTTTGGAATCCTGCGGGAGCAAACCAGACATCTGAAGTTTGCTTAACTCTTCCGAAGACACCCATCATTGCAACTGTCGGAGGAACAGTAACAATAGAATTGTTTCTTCCGTCTGCGATTTCAACCCATGGGTAGAATGTAGAAGCATAGCTTGTTATAACATTGCTCATTGTATTTCTTCTGTACTCTATAGCACCCGAGACTGTTCCTCTGTTTGTAGTTGCAGAGATGTTCGAAGGTGTAATATCTTCCAGAGGTCTATACCCAGAATCGACATCTAGTAGAGCCAGTGCGTCTCCACGCTCTTGACAATGATCAGCTAAAGCGGTGTTCAAAGTTGCGTTCACTACTCCGGGAACAGCAGCTAAGTTGAAGTCTAAGAATTCAGGATCTCGAAGCATTTTGATTGCCGTCAATACTGAAAAGTAAGCATAGTTGCTTTGTCCGGCATTTCCGTCGGTCGTTCCAATGTTGGAAATAGAGAACGGATTTTTTTGTTTAATGTCGATTCCGTCAAAGCCACCATGCATTGGCATTGTAAAGGCATTGAATCCTGCATCAAGAATAGTTTTCCATCCTTCTGTGTTTTCAAAGAAAGGCACTGCTGTTGTGCCGGGGCCATTTGATTTGTACCACTTGCCAGTAGAAGTGACCGATAATCCGTCGACTCTTTGACCAGTAGCATATCCAGCGTCCTGTTGCCATCCTTTAGTTGAGCTTGATAGTTGTTGTACATCATCCAAAGAAAATGCAAATGTATGCTCGGTTCCTTGTCCGGAGGAGGGGACCCAAGAGTTATGCCCATTGTCCAAAGGATAGGCAAAATCCTTAATGCCGCTAGTTGAAAACCGACCAGCATCCGTAAATGATGTTCGAACTCCAAAATAAGCATTTTTAGCAACACCTCTTGTTGCATTTGAAGCTGTTACTCGAAGTATATAATCCGGCCATTCCAGAGAACCAGTGAAAGTTTGTGTGTTTACACCTTGAATTTCGTTATCATTTACAACTCCGGGCTGTTCAAAAGACAGATCGTCATAGGCATAAGAACTTCCATATGCAATGTAATCACTATCTGGCACTAATGATTTAGAACCTGATATAATTTGGAACTTTTGCCTTCTTGCCGGTCCCATAAATCCAAAGGGAAGAAGTTTTGGATCTGCACCACCGTTCTTGACTGTGGGGTGAACTTCCACTCGAATGTATCTTGAATTATTTGGATGCTCTCCATATACCTCAACTTTGTTGTTGGTATCGTCCCATTTTATATACTGATCTCCAATTGCTCTCCCAATATACCTAGGAGATCGGGGATTTAGATTAACTTGTTCAAACGATTCTAAAAGAACCGGATTATCATCCGAATCAGTTAGGGAGCGAACTTCAACGTTGAAAGTACCATAAGCATCTGCATCTTGATCAATTTTTGTGTAATTGATATTAGAAATAGAAATCTTAATATTTTTTGAAGCCCATGAACCTTCAGTCAAACCAACAATACGGAAGAGTTTTTGGGGAGTTGTAGTAATCGGGTCAAACACTCCGGAAGCATTCAAATCTTGCGAAAAGACATAGCCAGTCTTAGCTTCTTGAAATTTGAATCGATAATTTCCTTTATCATTGGTTCCGTCATTTGTGAGTGGAGATACAAAAGCCAAAGTTGTTGTTTCATCTCCAGATTTACTAGCGATATATCCTTCAAATGTTTCTCCCAACCAATAGTATAAAAGTTCGGAAGAATCTGTCTGAGAATCGTTGGTCATAATCGCACTAGTGTTGAATGCTTTACGAATAAAGTTTCCAGCGGCTGGTTCCATCTTGACACTAACATCTCTTTTGAAACCACCAACAGATTGAGTAATAAATCCGGGTTGAGTTAGCGAAGATGACAATCGCAATTTGATTTCGGCATTTTTCATATTGCCAGTGAATTCACATATTTTTTTGGAAACATAGTTAGAACCATCGTGAACCAGCACAGCTGATCCGGAGTCCAAATAGAAAACTGCTGCTAATGAACCGGTTCCGTAGAAACCATCAGAGGCAGAGGGCATGAGCCAAAGGCCGTAAGCTCCGCCATTGCTCGCTAATTCGTTTGATGAGTTGGTGAGTGTAGTTTGCCAACCAGCTTTAGAATTAGTTTCTGCACTTGGAGTCGGATGCTGAGAGCCTCCTAATCTAATAAAGGTTACAGGTGCTGAATTTCTCAAATATGCCAGAGCGGCGTATGAGCCATAATCCGGAGCGGTGCGATTTTCACCTCGCCAGATATCAACGTCAGCAGCGCCACCGGGGGATGGACTTCCAAAAGTTCTTATAAATTCATCTGTTGAGCCAACTGTTACAGGCTTAAGCATTGGCCCGTGTTGCGATCTACCAACAATGACCGGTCCGACTTCTGATTCGATCGGAACGTTGATAATACTTTCGTCAATCTCTTCGATTCTCACACCGGGAGACTTGAACCTAAAATTTTTAGCAGACATGCATTTATCTCCTATACATAATTAAACTTATTCTTATAATAAATAGACAGAAACGATTCAAAAGGAACAATAATGATGATTATTACTTAATTCCTTCGGGGTTTTCTCCCAATTCTCTATAATTCTTTGTTATGTCACTGTGATCAGGTTTTTCTCCAATCATAGCTTTCTCTCTTGTGAACCTCAATTGAACAGGGTTTTCACGAACAACATTGAACGGTTGAGTTTGATTTACATCGTCGCCAATGAGGTATGCCAAGACCTGTATATTGATAGTTGATTCAAAGGTTCTTTCGTCTTCTCCTATTGAGCCAACGTTATCTGTGGTTGCATAATCAGATTGAATAAATGCTTCGTAAAAATGTCCATTTCTCTTGAGAGTAAAGTAATTTATTCCACCTACATTTGTTACAAAGGGGGAGACCATTTGATTTATTTGCTGTTGATAATATGATTTCAATTGTATTTGATAGGAAACATCAATATAAACAGGTATTGGAATAGAAACTGTCTTATAAACTGTTTTCTTTCTAGTTTTTGGCAAAGGGAAGTTTATTTGCCTTCTCGATCTGGCTTTGAAAGCATCAGCATTTGCAAAATTCGCAGTCTTGTTTTGATTAACTTGTTTTGTAATTTTCAAAGCACCGGCTCTGTAATCGCCAACTGCGTCGATGGGAGCATAAATAGCGCCCTTTTTTGCCATGTCTTTTGTAAAGCCAGTTCGGCCAACAGTGATAAGAGGGTAGATCAAAGCGCCGTCAGAATCATGAAGATTTTCATTATTTTTAATTTGAAACGATCTTTCTGCTGTAACCCAAATAACAGGAACTTTTTTGAACCCCTCATGGGTATCTGTGGCGATATTCAAATGTTCATCAACCCATTCATAAATTGCCGCATCGATATTTTCTAAATTCGAAGGCTGAAGATAAATAACATCGGCATTCTCTAGACTTTCATCCATTTTATTATGAGGCATTAAAAGTTCCCTCTCTGACCCTGATACAACTTGCGCCTATTTCAAAAGACTGGTCCCCTCTTCCAAACAACCACTTAGGTTCTGAAAGGGATGTAATTTCGTAAAATAGATCAGAATACAATATAAAATCTCCTACTCTCACGAACAAGTCTTGATCTTCTGTTAGTCTTCTTTTATGAAAGGTAACTGAGATGGTTTGTAAGCGATCAATACCGTATCCGGTAGCTGTGGTGTCATGACTTCCCCATTCAACCATTGCCATAACTCTTACTGGCGGAAGAAAGCTTTTTTCCATGGACTCTCCATAAAGAGGGTGAAAATTTGTTGATTCAATATCTATAGGATAATACAGTATTGTCTGTCCAATGACTCTTTCAATTAGTTCATCATTGACTTGTTTTACAAGATTTCTCTCTTTTTGATTGAGAAACATTGGTGGTGGCGGCGCATCTGGTTGTTCCCATTTGTTCTTTGTGGACATTTATATTCTCCTAACCTACAAATATATAATTTGGAACACTGGTTAGGACTT